CACACCTGGTCGAGCTCGTAGAGGGTCTGCAGGTCGATGCGGCTGTCGGCCAGGCCTTCGCCGTAGACGCTGTTGCTCAGCACGTCGGCGATGGCCCAGGCGATCGAGCGGGTCTCGGTGACGGCGCTCCACCCGGTATCGGGGTTCCAGGTGCGCAGCTTGCGGTTCCAGATGGTGGCGATCTTGCGTTGCGTGAGGCCGCTCAGCTGCTCGCTGGCGCGCATCTTGATCTCGAGGTAGGTGGCGGTGCTGGCCAGCGTGGCCGCCTGCGACAGGTAGCCGCGCATGCCGCCCCACTGGATGTCATCGATCAGGAAGTTGTTGGTCTCGTCCTGTGCCGACGTGCGCACCACGCGCACCTCGTAGCGCGCCGGCGTGACGGTGTAGCGGTAGCTCTGGCGCTGCGGCGTGCGGGTGCCGCGGGTGTAGCTCTCGCTGCCCACGGTGGTCCACGCGCCCACCGACGCGCCGAACTCGTTGACCTCGCGCGCGTCGACGTGCCATGTGACGGTGGCATCGCCGATGCTGCCGCTGCTGTCGGCCAGGCCGAGGCCGCGCGGCCAGACCATGTCGATGCCGATCTCGTCGACGGTGAGCGTGGGGCCGCAGACGGTGTAGGGACCGACAATGTGGCCGGCCTTCATGTCGGCGCCAGCGACCTCGGGCGCGGTGACCACGTTGGCCAGGACGGTCGTCAGCGATCCGCCCGGGTTGATGACGTTGGTCACGCCGTTCGGCGGCTGGGTGTCGGCAAAGTGGTCGATCTTGGTGTCGTCGATCTCGATCCGCTTGACGCTGTATTCCCCCTGGCCGATGCACAGCACGGCGAAGTAGTACTGGTCTTGCTTGGTCGGGTCGCCCTCGTCTTGCACGTACTCGGCATAGGGCTGCGCGACGAAGTCGGGGAAGCTGCGCATGTAGCCGTAGCCAACCGGAATCGGCCCGTCCAGGCGAGCCTGGTTGCCCGACAGGGCGGTGTTATAGGTCGGGCTCGCGGCCGGACCGCCATCCCCGCCCTGGTTGCCGCGGCCGTCCGGGATCAGGTTGTTGAGTAGCGCATTGATGACCAGGTTGCCGACGACGCGCACGCCGATCTGCCACGCCAAGCTGGCCCCGGCGGTGAAATATGTGAGCACGACCGTGGCGACGATGCTGAGCACGGCCTTCAGCGAGCCGCCCCCGCCCCCGCCCATCACCTCGTGGTTCACGAGGACCACGTCGCCGGCGCACACCGGCCGGCCCCAGGACTCGCGCAGCTGCCAGCAACCGTTGACGTTCACGGTGATCGGGATACCGGCGTTGGCGAGGATCAGCGGCATCACGACGTCGCGCACGGTGAGCGCGGCGCCCAGGTCGATGCGCGAGGCGCAGTGCTCGCTCAACGGCTCGAACGGATTGCGCACATGCACGAGCACCGCGGCATCGGGTCGCCAGGCGCGGTGCACGGCGCGCAGCTCGGTGTGCAGGCCGGCGCTCATGCGTCGCGCCTCCAGAGTTCGAAGCGGCCGAAGCCGAGGTGCGCGGCCTGCTGCAAGCCACCGACGATGACCTCGCCGCAGTCGATGCCCTGCTCGTCCGGCCCGCCGACGCAATGCAGCAGCTGCAGGTGGCCGTCGACATCGATCATCACACCGACGTGCGGGCCGCGCAGGCTCGACATCATCACGATGTCCCACTCGCGTGGCCGCGTCTTCAGGCCCCTGCCAGCGGAGCGCCAGCCGTGCGCGAGCGCGGCGTCGATGATGGCGTGCGCGTCGTGCATGATCTCGGGCATCAGCGCGGGCACGTCGATGCCGCGCTGGCTGCGCCAGACGTGGCGCACCAGGCCGCGACAGTCGAACGCATCGGGGCCGTCGGCGCCAAGCTGCCAGGGTTTGCCGATGAGCGGCGCGGCCCAGTGGGTCAAAGTTGCGTGGCCGGCGTTCATCGTGCGCTCAGCCCCGGAAAGCGTTCCGCGTCGTAGTTGTCGGCCGGGAAGCGGCTGTTGGCCAGCGAGCCGAACGAGGCGCGCGCGGTGACGCGGTCGACATCGGCCACCGCGCCCTGCAGCTCGAGCACGAGCGGCGGGTCGATGTGCGGCGCGCTGGTGTCGGTGCTCAGGTATTCGCGAATGGTGACGGTGGTGACGTTGAGCGAGCCCTGCGTCTGCTTGAGCTGGCGCATGACCTCGCAGCTCACGTTGTCGATCGCCAGCTGCACCTCGGGCGGCTCGCCGCCGTCGCGCTCGCTCGGGCGCGTGAATTCGAACGGCAGGCCGATGAAGGTGACCTCTTCGCCGGGGTTCAGCGGCGCGTCGTCTTCGAGCGTGGCCTGCAGGTCCTGGAAGTCGCGCACGAGGCGGATGCCGGTCGGGTTGCCGTCGGCGTCGGTGAAGTCGTCGTTGTTGAGCTCGACGGTGGTGTGGATGACGGCCGTGGTCTCGGCGTGGACGTAGGCCTCTTTGAGCGCGTCGGAGTGGCTGACGCCGTTGAGCGGGGGGTCGGTGAAGGCGGGCATGGTGGGTTCTTCTCTGCAGGGCAGGCCGCGTCAGCGGACGAGCGTCCCCTTCGCCACGCCATCGGCTCCGGAGTAGTTGCGCTCCGCCCACCAGATGACGTCTGTTTCAACCGGGTCGATGGCCAGGCCCTGGGTCGCTTTGGAGGTGGCTCTGGCGTTGCGGTACACCGGGTCGAAGCCGGTGCCGTTCCAGTGGTAGACGTCAACGAAGTCCTCGTTGTAGATCTCGTGGATGTTCAGATAGAGGTAGTCACCGTCCCAGGCCATGCCGTCGTAGCCCTGGCCGGAGCCGTAGCCGCCGCTGGAGCCCGTGATCGAGAAGTCGAGGCTGTAGGTGGCGACGAAGGTCCAGCTGGAGTCGTACTTGGCCACGTATTTGGACGCGTGGAAAATGACCCACCAATGCCCGGCGTGGAACGCGCAGCCTTCCGAGAAGGCATCCTGCGTCAGCGTGTGGTGCGTGACATAGGCGAGCGTCGTGGGGTTGTACTCGACGATGTATGACGTGCCGACTCCGCCGACGAACTTGGCGGCCGACACGTAGAGAACGCCGTCCTTGTAGAACATGCCATTGATCTGCTGCTTGTCCGTCGGCGTGTCGCCGGCCACCGCCCGCGAAGTGATCAGCGTGCCGCTCTTGTCGTACTTGCGAAGTTCGGAACTGTTCGAGTACCAGATGGATGTGCCGTCCGTCGCGACGCCTTGCGCGTCCGTTGAAGGGCTCGTGACCGTCCACCGGCTCGTGAATCCGAAGGAAGAAGCCGCCGGCGGAGCCGCCGCAGTTTCAGCACATGAGGCATCCTCGATCTTGCAGATGAAGAGAGTTGTTCCGCCCGCCGGCGCGGTCTCGTCGAAGCACTTGGCGCCGAGCTCGAACGAGGCGCCGGCGTAGCCGCTGAGGGCGAGGCTGCGGTACGCGAACGGCAGGTTGCCGCCTTGAACGTTGGAGTTGTTGATGGTGCCGACCTGCACGCCATCGATGAAGATCACGGCGCCGTTTTCCGCGAAGAAGTACAGGACGATGTCGTCCAGCCCCGGGGGAACATCGACGGTTCGCCTGGCCCACAGGATCGTCTTGATGGGCCAGTTCGAATTCGGGTTAGGGAACTGCGGGAACACGCCCGCTTCCCCTCCGCCGAACGGGGCCTGGCCTGTGCCCCAGCCCGACGCCGGCGGCGTCAGGTTGGTCGTGCCAGGGTTGGCGTGGTGAGCGATCGACTGAAACTCCCAGCCGACGGCGGCGTCTTCCAACACCACGACGCAGGCCTGCGGGGTGACACCGCGCCCACGCTGCTCGAGCTGCTCGCTCACGCGCCAGATGCCGTTGGTGCCGCCGCGGCCGAGATATTCCCACTTCGGAATGGCGTAGAAGCGGCAGTGCCGGGTGACGAAGCCGCCACGGCCCGGCAAGGTGACCGCGAACCAGCGCGTCCACTTGGCGAGGGTCACCTCGCCCCATGCGACGAACGCGGCCAGCTCCGCGCGATCGAAGACCCAGCCGAGCGGCAGCGTGGCGTGGAAGTCGGTCGAGCGACCACGGACCTGCTCCGGGCCTTGCGTGAGCGAACTCAGCGCTCGGCGCTCGGTCGGGTGCAGTTCGAACGAACTGGGTGCCGGCAGCGACGCGGGGTAGACGATAGCGCCCATGGTCTAGTACGCCGGGAGCCGGCCGGCCGGATAGATCCGGCTGCCGGTATCGATAAAGCCGCTGTTCAACGACGGGTAGCGCCAATAGCCCTTGGTGATGCGCAGGTTGTCGAAATAACCGGCAAGATTCGGTGACGATCCGGCGGCCGAGGCCGCCCCGAATGCAATGTCTTCGTCGAGCGTACGCATCGTCGATGACGCCGAGCCCGAGCACGCCTGCACGTCGTCGACGTACACGCCGAAGGAATTGCCATTGCGCCCGAACACGACCTTGTGCCAGGTGTCGTTGGTGAACAAGCCATTCGTGCTCGTCACATCGATCTCGTATGAACTGGTGCCGCTGGCGTAGACCATGCGGATGTTGTTGCCCGCCGCCAGCAGCACGCCGAAAGGCGCAAACGGCGTTGTCGTGTTTCTTCGAACGACGAGCCAGCCTGAATTGACAACGGTCGGCAGCACGTCCAGCTCGATCGTGAAGTCGTCCGCGCCGAAATCGAAATCGGTCGACGAGGCCACCTTGATCGCATCGCCAGCACCGTCGGTCGTGATGCACGAGCCGCCGCCGCGCTCCAGATCGAGCCGCGCCGCGTACGCGGTGTTGCCAACGGCGGTGACGGTCTGCTTTCGGGGCGATCGGTCGACGAACGCCGTGCCGAGGTTCGAGCCCTGGCAGTCGAGCAGCAGCACCGTCCCCGCGGAATTCCAGTACGGGTCCGGACGCTTGCGCCGATTCAGCATGGCCGGGGCGAGGTGGTGCAGCATCGTCAGTCGCGGATGACGTGCGCCCGCACGGTGAAGTCTTCGGCGCTGGTCGGGATGTAGGCGTTCTTGGCGCGCATGACCCCGTACAGCGATGTGGAGCCGGCGGCGCATTGGTAGCTGACGGCCAGGCCGGGGAGCTCGATGGAGCCGTTGCCGCTGCCGGTGCGCCACGATCCGCCGTTGAACGACAGGATGCAGACCTTGGTCTTCAGCTCCGCGTCGGTCGGCGTCCACGCGGCGTTGTCGTTGAGGCCGCTCGCCGGTGCGGTGTCGAAGAGCCACAGCTCGCCGTCGAACTTCAGCGATTGCGCGGTGCTGATGATGAGGTCTAGCCCCTGCAACATGCCGCCCTCGCCGGGGTTGCGCGCCATGTTGGCGAAGGTCCACACGGTGCCGGCACTGGTGCTCTCGCTGACGGCGTCGTCGACCGCATAGGTCGTCGTGTCGGCCGGCCGCGTCTTGGTGACGGTGACGGTGAAGTTGTCGCTGCGCAGCAGCGGCAACGGGTTGCTGGGGTTGCTGCTGAAGTCGCTCATGCTTTGTCCGCCCAGTTGGCTTGGAAGTCGGGGGCGGTGGTGGTAACAGCGGCAGTCATGACGGCGACCAGCTTGTCGGTGGTCGCGTCGAGGACCTGCAGCACCGAGTACAGCCAGGCCTTGCCGGGTTGCACGGTCTGCTTGTCGAGGAAATAGAGGGTGCCGTTGGCGCTGTACTTGAGCGTGATCTCCTGCGCCACGGTGTCGCGGTTGTAAAAGGTCACGTTGCGCACTTCGCGCTGCGTGCTGCTGGCAGGCGCGACCACGATGTCCACTTGCGTGACGCCGTTGAGCGTGCCGGGCAAGTTGCCTGGGGTGAATGACATGTCAGAGTCCCATCCATTCGGCGGCCAGCGCGTCGTCGGTGTCCGAAACGCTGGCCAGGGTGTAGTTCAGGCCCGACCAAACGCGGGCCAGGTCGGCGTCGGTCGTGCCACCCGCGATGACGGTGAGGTCGGCGTCGGCATCGAGGTCGATCGTTGCTTCGGCGGCGAGCTCGGCGCCGATGCCGACTTCCGCGTCGGCCGTCATGTCGATCGTGGCCTCGGCGGCGAGCGCCTGTGGAATCGGCGTGAGGTTGGCATCCGCGGTGATGTCGATCGAGGCCTCGGCGCCCAGGCCCTTGAGCACGGTGATGTCGGCGTCGGCATCGAGCGCGATGCCCGCCTCAGCCTCGAGCCCGCCCGGCGCGGGGCGGGTTTCGTAGGGGCCGGCGAGCAGGCGCATGCGCATCGCGACCAGGTAGCGCCCGCCGTTCTTGAACACGACCTTGGGCGGGCCGACGCGCACCTCCCACCACTCGATGCCGGAGATGTAGCTCGGCCCGGCGATGCGGGCGTGAAAACTGCGCGCGCCGGCGAGCAGGTCGTGTTCGTAGAAGTCGTGCCAGGCGTCGTACTCGGCCTGCTTGAGCCAAGTCGACGCGTTGGCGAACTGCGGCGCGAGGGTGAACTGGCGGCGCATGCGGGCCACGCCGACTTCCATCTCGACGCGATCGGCGACGGGCTGCGGCTCGCGGTTGTGGCCGTCGGCGAGGAAGTACGGCAGCGCGACCGGGTAGCTGATGCCGGTGGTCATGCGCGGCCTCGTGTCGGCGCGCCAGCGGCCGCATTCAGACCGAACCGTTTGGCAAAGTCATTCGTCAAGCCGTGCCCGCCGCCGAGGTCTTCGCGCACCGCCTCGCGCGCGATCTCCTTCATCTGCACGATGAGATCGACACCGCCCTGGTTGTTTCGCTTCTGCTTCACATCGGCCGTCTGGCCCGGCAAGGTGTTGACCTGAACATTGACGACCGGTGCAGAGGCTGGCGCCGCTGCCTGCTGCTTGGCGAAGTTCGCTACGCCGAGCACACCGCCCGGGCCGCGCTGGAGCGGCATGACCGCCTCGTCGCCGGCCTCGCCCATAGCGCCGAACTTGCTGCCCTTGGCGAACTTGAAGAGGGTGGGCTGGCTGACGATGCTGTTGGTGAAGGCGGCGCCCTGTGCAAATGCGTGCACGCCTTCGCGACCGAAGGCCCCGCCCTTGGCCCAGAACGAACCGATCGCCTCGGCGCTGAGACCTTCGAGACCGGTTCCGGTGGTGACGGTGCCACCGCCGCCGCTGAACAGGCTGCCGAACCAAGAGCCAATGCCGCCGGCCCCGCTGGTCGACATCGAAGAGAGCACCAGTTGAATGATCTGAAGCAGCGCGGCACTTGCCTGACTGCTGGCACCGCCAAGACGTGCGATCGCGTTGCCGGCCACGGGCAGAAACAACGCGAACTTCTCGGCGTTGGTCCGGGCATCGACCAGGCTGGTGCTGAGTTGATCCGCGCCGTTGGAGAGCTCTGCGCCAGCGCTTGCCGCGCGGTCGGCTCGCGCGAAGGCGCCGGTCGTTCCAAGGTCTGCACCACCCGACCCGATGGCCGATGTGCCAGACGCTCCCAGCGACGACGACGCGCCATAGGCTGCCTGCGCCAATCGCCCCAGCGCTTCCGCGGTGGGGTCGATCCCTGCGACTCTCAGGTTGGAGAAACTGGCGGCGACGCCGGCGGCACCGGTTGCGTCGTTGGCCGCGGTCGCGGGATTCTTGATGCCGATCAGGCCGCCAACGTAGTCGCCGGCCTGCTTGATCAGTGGCGCGATGTTCTGGCGGAACTCCAGCCGCGCGAGCTCGGTGATGGCGATGTCGGCCAGGCTCTGCAGGTTGAGCTTGCCGGTCTTGACGAAGTTGACCCAGATGTCTTCGCTGCTGCGCTGAAGGTCGTTCTGGAATTCCTCGTAGATCTCGCGCATCAGGCGCGTCTGGTCTTTCCAGGCGTCAAGGTTGCGCTGGAACTCGGGCTTGAGCTGCTCGTTGAGCAGCGCCTCGCGGCGCACGCGCCAGGTGGCGAGGTCGTCTTCGACCTTCTTGCGGTCTTCGGCGTTGAGGGACGCAAGGTCGAGCGTCTTGCGCAGCCGCTCTTCCTCGAGCGCGATCTGCGCCTGGCCGCGCGCGCGATCGTCCTGGATGAGCTCGATGCCCATGGCGCGGTTGGTCTCGACGAGGTCGCGCGCCGCGGCGAGCTGCGCCGCATGCTGCTGCGCGTAGTACTGCTGCTCGATCGCGGCTTGCTGCGCGAGCTCGCCCTGGCGGAACGCGGCTTGCGGAGACTCGATGCGCACGCGCTCCGGCGCAGGGTCCTTGAAGTTGCGGTGCTCTTCTTCGCGCTTGAACAGCTCAGCGTTTACGCCGATGAGACGAGTCCGCAGCTCGATCAGCTTCGCGTCCTTGCTCAGTTGCTCTTCAGGCGTCCCGGCCTTTCGTTTCGTCTCGAGGGCGATCTCCTGATTGACGATCTGGCGCTTTGATTCGATCGCCTCGAGGTCGAATCGGTAGTTCTCATCGCGGAATGCCTCACCGCTGATCAAGAACTCGTTGAATTGTTGGAGCGTCGCGGCACGCCAATGCTCGCGGGCATCGTCCGCGACCGCCTGCCGCAGCGCGTAGGAGGCCTTATCCTTGTTCAGCAGAGCCGATTGGTAGCCCGCGCCCTCCTTGAGGATTTCGTCTTGTGTCTTCGCGTTGGCGGCAGCCTGGCCCTCGGACAGCTTTTGCAGCTGCCTGGCGTCGGATTGAGCGGCAGCCAGGTTTTCGCGCAGTGCGTCGACGCGCCCCTGCCGCGCCTCCTTCGAGGCGGTGCCACGCGGCCTGTTGAGTGCAGCTTCTGCCTCCTTCAGCGAGGCAGTCAGCGAGGCAACGCGATCTTCCGGCGTCTGGTCTCGCCCCAGGTTCTTCAGCGCGTCCCAGAATTTCGAGACGGCCTTCGCTGTGGATTCGTACGCGCTTTCCAGGAAGCCGAGGTTGCGCGTCTGGCCGGCGAACTTGTCGGCGAGCGCCTGGCTGTTGAACGCCACCGCTTCCTGCACCCTGCCCTGCGCCTCCAGCGCGCGGATGTGCCGATACTCGGCCGCGGTGAGGTAGTTGTACTGGCGGTTGTGCTCGGCGGCCCACGCGGCGACGCCGCGCGACATCGTGGAGAAATCCTTGACGATGTCTTCGGTGCTCTGGCCGGTGACGCGCTGCAGGTTGACGATGGCGCGCGCTGCCGGCTCGATGGCGCCGGGGCCGAACGCGCCGGTGGCGACCAGTCCTTGCAGCGCCTCGCGCACGCTGCCGATCGGGCGCGCGTTGAGCTCGGCGATGCTGTGGGCGAGCTGGTCGATGCTGCCGGCGCTCTGGCCGGCGTAGTTGTTGGTGACGAGCAGCGAGTCGTTGAGCTTGACGCTTTCGTTATGGCCTTGGAGCGCCGCATAGGCGAGCGTCCCCACCGCTGCCGCCACGCCACCGACCGCCAGGCGCACCGGAGTGAGCAGCGTGCCGAGCTTGCTGAACATCTGGCCAACGCTGCCAAAGCTCTGCACGACCTGGCCACCCTGCTGCAGCAGGATGGTCATCGGCGAAGCGCCGCTGCCGAGCGAGGCGACGACGTCGCTGGCGGTGTACTTGAGAGAGAGCAGCTCCTGGCGGGTGAGCTTGGTGGCCGCACCGGTGGCGCCGATGCCCTTCTCGGCCTGCGCCAGGCGGGCAATGAAGGGCTGGGCCTGCGCGGTGAGGCCGCGCTGCGCTGCCTCCATGGCGAGCAGCTCGCTGCGGGTCTTGCCGATGCCGTTGGCCTGCTGCTCGAGGCCCTGCAGGAACTGCTGCTGGCTCTGGTACTGGGCGCGCTGCTGGCTCTGGCCGGCGTTGCGGATCTCGGCCAGCGATCGCTCCCACTGGGCGGTGCGCTTCAGCGCAGCGGTGGCGCTGTCTTGCGAGCGTTCGAAGTTGCCGCTGGCGGCCGCGGTGCTGCCGAGCTGGCCAGCCAGGTCGCCGAGCGTCTTCTCGACGGCGGCGAGCGCCGCCTCGGCGCGGCCGGACGCCTGCTCGAGCGAGCTGGTGTCGGCGCGCAGGCGGTAGACGATTTCGCGGTCAGCCATGGCGTTTCACGTTCAACGTTGCTGGTTGAGGACGTCGGCCGCAGCGGCTTCGAGCCGGCGCAGCTGCGGCATGAGGCGCTTCATCGGCTGGCGGTGCGGACCGCGCTTGTGTGCACGCAGCACCGGCTCGAGCGCGCCATAGTCGAGACCCTGGTAGAGCAGCCCTGCCATGCCGCCGACGATTCGCCACTGGCTGCCCATGCCGAGGAACACCTGCAGGGCGTGCCAGTGGTCGGGCCAGACTTCGAAGCGCTCCACCTGGCGCCGGGCTTCGAGCAGTTGCGCGCATCGCTCGAGGACCTGCGTGGATGCGCCGAAGGCCTGCAGGGCCTTCAGTGGGCTGTCGTCGAGGTCGGGGCCGCCACGAGCCCAGAGACGAGCGGCCTCGAGAAGTTTTTTTCCCAGGCCTCGGCGCGGCTATCGATGTAGGCCTTCATCACGGCGCTGGCGACGAGCGGGTCGGCGAGCAGCTGCTTGAGGTTGTCTTGAGAGAAGGCGAGATCGCTGCCGTCGGCCGCCTGCAGCTTGCGAAAGCCGGTGATGATCGTCGGGGCGACATCGCGATCGCGCAGCCGCTTCTCGGCGGCCTGGACGATGAACGCGTCGTAGGCGTCTTCGTCGAGCCACTTGAAGCGGACATCGAAGCTGGCTTCTTCGAGCGCGCCGCTGTCGCCGGCGGGCTGCCACAGCTTGACGGTGCGCCAGTAGGTCTGGGCCTGGCCGAGTTTGTACACGCGAGGGCTCCTTACTTCGAGACGATGACGAGCTCGTCGTTGCCGGCGGTCGTGGGGATGAGATTGCCGTCGTAGCCGATGAGGCGGCGGCCGTTGAGCTCTTCCTTCTTGGGATTGATGAACTGCACGGTGGGCATGTGGGCGAACACGATGCCGCCGGCACCCGAGCCGTGCAGCAGGCTGACGGCGCGCAGGGTGTTGGCGAGCACGTCGGCCATGAAGGTGACTTCCTGCGCGGCGGTGAGGTCGAGCTTGGTCTTCAGGGTGGCTTTGCGGTCGTTCACGTCGACCGACTCGCCGCCGAGCAGCGGCGTGAAGTCGACCTTGTTGCCGAGGTCGAGGGTGAGGCCGGTGCTCGGGTAGGCGGTGCCGCCGGTGAGCGCGCCGGCGGCGTAGGCGGCGCCGAAGGTGACGTCCCCGGTGTTGCTGTCGGTGATGACCTTGGGGGTCTGCCAGGCGGTGAGCGTGACGGCGGGCACGGCGACGGCGGTGAGCGCGGTGTAGATGCCCCAGAACTCGAAGCTGAACTTGGGGATGCCGCCGATCTCCATCGACAGCTTGACCGCCCCACGCGAGCCGGTGAATTTGTGGAAGACACCGCTGTCGTACCAGTAGATGGTGCAGCTGGCCTGGCTGTCGGTGAGCGGGGTGTAGGCGACGTAGCCGGCCTGCACGTCTTCGGCGAACGCGCAGGCGCGCAGGGCCTTGCCCCAGGCCGCCGCGGTGCCGGCGGCACCACTGCCGGCAAACTCGACATCGAAGCCGCACTTCTGGTAGTGCGTACCGACGAGGTTCTCGCTGTTGCCGAAGTAGGGGCGGATGTTGTCGCGGTCGACGTTCTGCGCGACGAAGTCGGGATAGCTCAGGTTGCTGACGAGCAGCGCGTCGGCGCCGGCGGTGGGCACGGGGTCGGTGCCGTAGACGGTTTCGAGCTCGAGCAGCACGGCGGTGTTGCGGATGTAGCGGGTCATGGCTGGGTCTCCGGGGTGGCAGTCAGGCCGCGTTCAGGCTTGCGCCGGTGGTGCGGTGCAGGACGGTGTAGACGGCGACGACGCAGCCGAGCCGCTCGGCGTGGTCTTCGGCGTCCCAGTTGAGATCGGGGTTCTGGCGCACGTCCATCGCCTTGCCGCCGAGCGACGGGTCGGCCATGAGGCGGTCGTGCGCGGCGCTGAGCAGCTCGGACGCGGGCTCGTCGCC